ACCAGTTGTTACAACTGCATTGTGTGTAATAATTTTAATAATATTTCCACCATCAGGCACAGCAACAAAAGTTGATGATCCAGCAGATACATTTGGTATTACACCAGTTATAAAATAATCGTTAAGTGTTCGCATTGTATTTTCCTTTTTTGTATTGCTTCGTTCCGAATAAAATCTTCAAAGACCAAACAAAATGTTAATGAATATTATGAGGGAGTATAAATACCCCCTCACAAAAGTTATAACTACGCAGTAGTTAAATCAAAAATACCACCACTTGCTTTTTCGTTTTTAGAAACAAGTGTGTATTCTACTAATAGAGCTTTCTTGTCAGCATCACCAGTTTTCGCCAGATCAACCATTTGAAAATCTCTTAGGTATGCAGCAGACCACATATCAGGAGAAAGAACATAAGCTGATCTTGCTCTTGAAAATCTGTTTGCTACAACTTGTAATGCACCGAAATCACTTTCGTAAACATCAATTGCAGAAACTAATCTTTTGTTTTCTGCATCATCCATTCTAGTTGCACCACCAGTAAAGCCAGAAAGTCTTTGCTTGTTAAAAGCTCCAACCATAACCATTGATGGATCGCCACCCTCAGTCCAAACTTTTCTAATCATAGATTTAAGTTGAGCTTCGGTAAATGCTCTTGTGTTTCCATCAGTTCTAGCATTTGTTCCAGAAGTTCCTGGATCAGCACCAGCTCCACCACCCTTGTCTGAATTAGTTTTAATCCAAGACTCTAGTGATGCCATCTTTCTAGCAGCACCAGCACCAGAATCATTTGGAGCTTGGTTTGCAGTAAGAGTAGTTTCCATATCTCTTTTTAGCTCTTTAGAAGCTTTAGAGATTAGGTATGCTAGTTCGTTATTTCTTCCAGCGATGTCAACTGATTCCATAGTACCAGAAACAATTACAGCTTTTCTTGAAATCTGTGTTTTGTTTCCAATTCTAGTAGTTGCAGTTTGTGCATCAAAAGAAATTTCATCACCCTCTAAGTGATGGTTGTCAGAAGCAGCAGCAGCCAATGAATCGATTTGCCATTCATGGTTTACAGCAGTTGCTTTTGATTTTCCAATAGTACTCATGAAAGGAGTATCTGTTGGTGAGATGTTATAGATGATATCAGAAAGATCTTCTCTCTGACCATTTACAGCATATTTTGTAACAGTATTAGATATTAATGCCATTATATTTTTCCTATTTGTTTGAGTTGTTAATCATATCCAAGAAAATATTCTGAGCATCTTTAAGACTCCCAGTTTTTCTTAGACGACCAAACTTTTCTCTACTAGCTTTAGATTCATAATCGCTTTTGTCTTTTTTAATGCCTGACTTGAAGACTCTACTTGGTTTAGAAATCTTTTTAGCAATATTTGGTTTTGCTTTTTGTAAATTTCCAAATTTCATAGCATCGTTTACCAACATCAAGATACGATGGTCATATACTTGAGCTATTTCTGAGTCGTTAAACCCATATTTAGCCAAATGACTTCTCATATTGTTTTTTAAATTTGATGCTTTACCAGGATCAGCAAAATCAGGAATACTATTCACTAATTTTGTTTTTTCACTTTGTAAATATCCATCAAATTGTTGTTTCTGTTCAGATTGTGCTTTTTGAAAAGCAAAATTTAATTTTTCTTGCTTTCTTCTAAGCCTGTGTTCAATCTTTGCAGCTTGAGCTGGATCTTCGTCATATAAAGCTTCTAAATCAGAAGATGAAATCTCTGAATTTAACTCTTGTTGAGCATTAGACAATAATTGATTCATCTCACTAAGCTTTTGAGAATAGTCTTGTCTTTGCTTTTCAGATTGAGAATGAAAGTTCTTTCTTTCGTTAGAAAGTTCTTCCGTCTTTCGTCTGTAATCAGCATCTCTTGAGTAACCATTTCTCAACTCATCAAGGGTAACATCTAATTCTTGACCTGCAACTTTTACCTTGTAGGTGGAATTTTCTAGTTTCTCTTGAGTATCAATTTGTTCTTCGTCTTGAGATACATCTTGTTCGGAAACCTCATCTTCAGATTCAGTTTCTTCACTTATTTCCTGTTCCTGAGATTGTTCTTCGTTTGAAGATTCCTCATTTTGTGGTTCAGGAGAATTTTGTTTAATTTCTTCTTTTGGTGGCTCAGTTTGTCCAATTGTTTCTTCTTCTTTTGGATTCAATAAACCATCTAATGCTTTTGTTGCTTTTTGCAAATCAGTTTCAGATCCTTGTAGTGGGTTGCCTTGATTTTCTGACATTGTTTTTCCTTTTTAAGTTAAGCTCCTCTTGTGAGGTTGGCTTATCCTAAAC